ACAGGACTACGTTCGAGAGCCTGCTCGGTAAACCCGCCTCATATTCTCCGGTCACGGATCAGAACAGCAACGGCAGCGGATATAAAAAACTCTGGACCGGGACGGAAGATGAGTACGCGGCGTTGAGTGTCCGGGATGCCAATACGCTGTATGTGGTACTCAAGACCGGGGCGAACTATCTCACAGTCACCCCTTCGTCCTTGAGTTTTGCCGGTGAAGGGGAATCCGAAACTTTACAAGTTAATTGTAATGCTTCGTTGAATTGGTCTGTTACCGGCCTGCCTTCGGGTTGGAGCGCCTCTCCTGCTTCCGGAACGGGTCCGGCGACGGTAACGATAGCGGCTCCGGAGAATCCGGCCCCGGCATCGGTGCGGGGAACGATTACCGTTTCGGGTGGCGGGATGACGGCTTCATGCAGCTATCTTCAAGAGGCAGGGCACGATCCCGGGCCCGATCCGGAAAAACCGACGATCACACTCTCTGCCTCCATGGATTTCCCCGCTTTGGGGACGCCCATCGTCAAAGCGGAAGCGAGTCAGGCCTGTCTCGACGACATCACAGTGGAGGTGCGGGGCTATCTTGACTCAACAAACATGTGGGGACCTCAGTATATCAATATTCAATCCGGAAACTCGGGCGGGCAGCTCGAAGTTAGCGGCCTGACTCCTTCGGGTAGCGTCACCATTGAAAAAGTAAATAATACTGAGATTCAGCCTGTAAACACGGATAATGCAACCTATACCTGGTAATGATTACACTTGGGAATAACAAGATAGCCAAAATGTATCTGGGTGCGACCCCTGTAGCCACGTCTTACCTTGGCTCGCAGCAGGTGTATCCCAATGCGTCGTTGGCCCTGTCTGCCGATCTCCTGGCCTTCGCCGCCGCGGGAGGATCGCAGGAGCTGACCGTTGCGGTCGAAGAGGGACAGATGTGGGCACTCTCCGTTCCGGTGGGATGGAGTGCTTCATCTCAGTCCGGGACAGGCACCGCAACACTGACGCTCACGATTGACAACAACACGACTACTGTTGCCCGTAGCGGTGCATTAACAGTCGTTTCGGAGGATTTAACCGCGACGTGTGCGTTGGCACAGGCGGCCGGGGCGAAGTCCTATGGGGAGATCTCCATCGGGGCTTACGGCTATGGAGTGCTTCCGGCCGGGGGCGGAACGGTATCGCCGACGCTTGCGTACTCGCAACCGTGGACTTGGAACGGCGTGAACGGATCGGGGGGAACGATTACTTCCGGGGCCACGGTCGCCTATTCCGGTTCCGGGGTAGATGCTGCCACCGGAACGGTGTTCGCGTCCACGAAAGGTACGACAGAGTCGGGCCAGACGACCGTTGCGACAGCTACGGTTTCGGTGTCGCTTAACGGAAAATCCGCAGCGAAAGAGGCCGTAGTATTCCAGGAGGCGAACAGCGCTACTTATGGAAATGTAACGCCAAAGAATATCACGGTTGCGGATATCCCGGCCTCCGGAGGAACAATCAGTGAGGGGACTTTGGCTACAGACTTTACACAGACAATCAGTTATACTTCCGGGGCGACACGTCCCGGTGCAGTCACGTATGTATGGGACGATCCGGTATCGGCCCCTTCCTTGGGAACGACGATTCAAAACAGAACGAAAATCGGCAGTCTGGCATTGCGTGCTTACGGAGAGGGCAGTAAAAACACGTACAAAGCCACGGATGTATACCAGGCCGGGAACTATGTGAGTTCGCTTGCCGTGAAAGCATCCACATTCAGTTACGGTACCCTCGGAGCCGGAGCGGCTTCCATTTCGCCGACCGTCAATGCCGACGGTGCATGGACATTCACTTTCAGCAGCGGTGCCACATCTTCCGAAGCCCCATCATCCGTTTATGGTATTTTCAGTGTCGGTGTAACCTATTCGCTCGGATCGGTGCAGAACGGATTTACGGTGGTAGACGCGTCTACAGGCACCCTGACGGGTACCGCGCGGGGAACCGAAATCGGTAATGCCCGTACATCGGGAATCGTCACACGGAAAGTCGATGGGGTGTGGACCCCGGCTGCGGCGTACAATGCCGCCGGGACAAAAACTACATCCGCATCCAAAACCGCCACCTGTACGCAGGAGGCGAACTCCATTACAGCTTATGGTACTCCTACAGGGCGCACTTTGGCGGTTTCCGATATTCCGGCATCGGGAGGAACGGTGTCAAGTGGCACTTTAGGGGGAACGATTACGCAGTCCCGTACATATACATCAGGGTCCACGGATTCCGTATCTAATCCGACAGCCAGTGCATCGAGCTATTCTGCTGCAATATCGGCAAACAATTTGGGAACCACCATTAAGAGTAAAACCTCCATAGGTACACTGACTTATTACTATACCTGCAATGGCATACAAGGTTCTGTATCGGCAACGGTTTATCAGGCGGCAAATGCGGCCACGTCGATCACCTACGGAACCCCGTCCGTATCGCTGGCAGTCTCGGACATCCCGGCCAGCGGCGGGTCCATCAGCTCGGGCACCGTGACCTACTCCCAGAGCCGGACACAGAACTACACGTCGGGAGGAACTACTGCACTCTCCGCGCTTACCTCCGGCGGGTCGGTGTCCTATTCGGCGGCGGTATCGGCTGCGTCACTGGGCACTACTATCAAGGCCCGTACGTCGGTCGGAACGCTGACAGCCACCGTAACAATGAGCGGCAAAAGCGGCAGCGGATCTGCGATAGTTTACCAGCAGGCCAATACGTTTAGCGACAACAGTATGAAGCTTCATTTCGGAAGTTTCACCGGAGCCAACACAATAACTGTCGGGGCGGGTTCAAGTTCTACGGCCGTGTATCTGGAAGTGACCCGGCTGTACACCTCAGGTGTGTATCAATCTGGTTATAATGTAACGACAGGAGGGACTTTTACGGTATCAGGAACTGGGTTTAGTATCAGTGGTTCTAATGTTATTGCCGCTAGTAGAGGAACTACTGCTGGAGCTGCCAGATCAGGCACTGTAACTGGTAAATATAGTCATCTGACTGCGACTGGGACTATAACTCAGCAGGAGAATAAAGTAACTAACTCAAATTACAATCCCAGAATTACCGCCTATGGAACTCCGTCTGTAAGCATCGGTTCGGGTATTACAGCTGCGGGAGGACGCGCAACTGTGACGCACAGCGTAACAAATACCCAGACCTATAATGCCCTGTATGCATCCGGAGCTACTGGACCCGATCAGACCAGAAGCGTAGCAGGAACGACCACGATAACCCTGACCGGAAATGGAAACAGCAGGTTCAGTTTGTCGGGGAATATCATCTCCCACAGCAGTATGGGGACAAACCTAACTACTGATACGGTTACTGTAACTGCTACCAACTCAGGCCAAACTTCCAAAACTGCTTCCGCCTCTAAAAGTGTCACCAATGGCAGGGCTGTAGCCGGAACTACCGGCGGAGTGACTACATACGGGCATGTTACTGCCGGGAGTATTATCAATAAGACGATTCCCGCATCCGGAGGGTCAGCAACTGCTACGGCAGGGAGTGGTTCCCAGGCATGGAGCAAAACGGCTATGGTCACCTCCTATGAATACGATTCGGGCGCTACGAGCGATGCAACTATTGAAAACGCCTCTTCCGGCACCAATACGATATCTCCCAGCGTAGGGTCGATTACGGCTTCAGCGGCATCCAAGGGTACGACCGTATCAGGGACTACTACGGTGAAATCCCAGGCTGTAACATGGAGCGGCGGAGGCAGTAAATCGGCATCGGGCACAATGTATATCTATCAAGCTGCTAACGAGGTAGTAGTCCGAAACAACTTTATTGTCACCTCATTCTCGTATCCCAATATCGTTTATTCTGGCGGCACTGTAACACCGACGGCAACGACTGTGGAATATGACGCCTACTACACCTCGGGCGCAACACAAACTGGTTATGGTTTGCCGCCTGGTGGGACACTGGGTTATATGAGTGTTTCCTTGCCTAGTGGGTTCAGTTTAAATTCAACAACCGGTGTCGTAACTGCCGGAGCAAACAGTTCTACCAGCACAAGAAGTGCAACAATAAGGGCTAGAGTCCAATACGACGGAAGTATAGTAGCTTCTAAGGATGCCACAGTTACTCAAGCTGGAGTACCTGGCCCGACAAGAGTAAATATTTCCATAAATAACCCGCAATTAACTGGTGGTGAGGTTGTTATTGCTTTTAGCCCAGCTTGCTATGACACTTTAACTATTTTGGTCATGGGATATTTACAAGATGGTAGCTTGTACTCAGTATACAGAAATGTTGGAGGTGGTATTACAGAAGATAGATTCTATCCTAATGGAGCTTGGGCTGATTCAGCATCTATTGAAAATATAGATGGTGAAGGTATCCCTCCAGTAACTAAAACTAGAGGAATTTATTATTGGTAATACCTAACTCGCAATCAACTTTTAACACACAACTACAATGACAAAACCGAACCTTTGGCAGATCATCACCGGGATGGTGGTGACCGCAATCTGCGGAGTGGCCCTGAACATGGGCGTGTTCTCGTTCTTTCCTGCGCTGATCGTGGCGATTGCGTGGGCCGGGATCAAACAGACTTCCGGCAAGGAATACAAGGACAAGAACGGTAACTACACAGATCCGAAGTTCTGGAAGGATTTTGTATCCGTGATGGCCGGGACATTGGTGATGTGGGCCATCGTAATGATCGGATAATTATTCGGCGGCAGAACCCGGCGGAAAGTCCGCCGGGCTTTCCCGGCCAGTAAAATAACGAATATGGAACATTTGAATTTACAAGCCCTCGCCGATAACCTGAGCCTTTTCGCGTTCATCTACCTGTGCGTGTTCGGTGCAATCGTAATGGATTTGTGGAGCGGGGTGCGCAAAGCCCGCCGCCGGCATGAACTGCGCATGAGTAACGGCTACAAACGCACGGTAGACAAGATCGCCCGCTACTACAACATGC